CATCGCGGCATGTCACTGCTGCACTACTTACAAAAATGAGGCTGGAATTTATCCAGCCCGAACTGGTCGCATCACAATGGAAAACCATACACAAGGAGACGTGAAGTGAACGAACTACTGATTTACGGCGCGCCAGCCCTCACATTGGGCCTTGGATATTTCGCCGCCAAGATAACAACAATTCCTGACAGCACCGCTTACTGGCGGGCAATTGCCAAGCGCGAAGAAAAGAAAGCGGCTGAAAATTACCGCAAGTTTGTCGATGCCTGCGCGGAATGCAACTCAATCGAAAACGAACTGTTGGAAAGCAACATTAGACTGGCCGACGTAATGAAGGCAAAGACATCACGCCTTGACCGGATTGTGGAGGCCTTCAAAAATCAGAAGTCAGGCACTGCGCAAAAGGCCGTCAAGCTGGCATTGGGTGACGCGTGAATATCGGTTGGCCTGAAGGCATTTTGCTCGGGTTGCTGTTCATCGAAATTTGCCTGCACATGGGGCGGCACGGAGAGCCGCGCGGTAATTACAACGCAGGCTTACGTCTTTTTGATGCTGCGATTTTGGTGACTATTCTCTGGTGGGGAGGGTTTTTCGCATGATAGCCCGCGCCCGTCTCTGGCTAGCCCTACGCAAGCGCAAAGCAATCCGCAAAGTTGAAAGCGAACGTGTCCGTCAAGGCAAGCTGGCTGCACAGCGCGAACGGTGGGCGAACGATCCGCTTCGGGGTGCGCTATGAGCATTTATGAAGCGCCCTCAACACCAATCGCTTTGGCTCGCTATCTGCTGACATACATAACCGACGAAAGCACAATTCTCGGCCATGTAAAGCATCGCTTCGGCGTTCAACTGGATAGCAAAGACCTTGCCCGCATCAAACGCGACATGCCGCGCAAATACATGCAGGGGCAGGGCAAGCCAAGTGCTTGGGAACGCGGCGCAGAAGGCGATGCGCGTAGTTTCAAGCCGAAGTGTCATGATTGCTTAGCCGCAAAGATTGCCAAGCATCACCCGCGCATAGTCGAGCGACTGAAGGCCAACCATCTTGCGAAATACGGGAGGGCTGCGCGGTGAGCTATCCCTTCCACTATGATATGCCCAAGGTGGCACCAGACAACGCCAGCGAAGTATCTATTCAAGCGTCTTGCAAGATGCGCGTGGAGAGTGCTTTTCAAGCCATGTTCGTTGCCGTGCCGAATGGTGGCAAGCGTGGATGGTTTGGACAGGCGCAGGTAAAGCGGGAAGGCATAAAAAAGGGCTTTCCAGACGCCATCATAGTTGGACACGGCCCGAACAAGGGCAGGGTGGCCTTTGCTGAAATAAAAGCGCGTGGAAGCCTGTCCTTAGAACAACAGGCAATCCTAGAGCATTTGCAGCGCAATGGCCATCAAGTCGGCCTATTCCGCTCTCAGGACACCCTAGACGCCAAGCTGCGCGAGTGGGGGTGGAAATGATTTGTCCACAACGCTTTCAACGAATTTATTCACATCGCCCTATTGCGGAATACCGCAAGGCGATTCATACAAAAGCGGCCCGCTCCACTGCGCCAACAGTAGGAAACGGGCCTGACCGATACAGCCTAATGTGGAGACTGTCATGGCTTTGAATCCCGATAGGGCTAATGCGCCCGACAAGCAACCCGAAATTGAAGGCGCGTTCTTTGTTCATGCCGCCTTGCAGCGTTTTGCAAGCGAAGTGCCTGAGGCTGCCGACAACATATATTTCCAACAGGCCATGCAGGAAGCTGCTGCTGGCTATCAGGCGGCGATGGCCAAATGAGCGCGCTTCTCAACATAGAGGCAGAGGCCGCCTTGCTTGGCGCGATGATGCAGGAAAATTCCGTCATTGATCGGGTGGCTGACAAGTTGACGGCGGCTGATTTTGCCGAGCCTGCGCATTCGGCGCTTTTTGATATAATCACACAGCAAGCAGCCAAGGGCGAAAAGGCAACCCCTGTCACGCTTGCGCCGCATTGGTCGGCTGTGCCAAATTCCGATGCCCTTGGCGGCAATCGCTACTTATTGACGCTAACGTCTGATTACACAGGCGCACTAGCTTTCGACAGCATCCTTTCGCAAATTGCCGAACTATCGAAGCGCCGAAAGATGGCAGAGGGATTGCAGCAAGCTGCCGATATGGTGGCAGACATAAATTCAGACATTGCCGATGCCATCGGGGTTGCTGACAACGCGCTAAACGATAGTGAGACTGGCGACGGGGTTGAGCAACTGTCTGCAATCCAATGTGCGGACAATCTCTGGCAGTCTTACACTGACGCAAAGAACGGCGTTTCATGCCACATCATTCCAGAGCTTGACAGGATTGCGGGCAAGCTGCGTCCTAAGGAGCTTATCGTGCTGGCAGCGCGTCCTGGCATGGGCAAGACGGCTGTTGCGCTTTCCTACGCACTTGGAGCCGCACAGGCTGGCTTCGGCGTCCTATACGTTTCGCTGGAAATGTCTGGCACGGAACTAGCAGCCCGCATGATTTCAGACCTATGCTTTGATGGCAGGGCAGGGGTTCCCTATTCCAATATCCGCGATGGTGACCTGAGCGACAACCAGCGCGCAAGGATGCGCAATAGCTACAGGATGCTGCGAGAGTTGCCTTTGCATGTCGTGGACGCTGGCAAGCTCACCACGGGCCGCCTTGGCATGATTGTGCGCAGGACAAAGCGCCGCATGGAGGCAAGAGGCGAAACACTTGACCTTGTGATTGTGGACTATCTGCAATTGCTATCGACCGACCAGCCCTCACGCGGGATTTATGAAAAGGTTTCGGAAATCAGCATGGCGCTTAAGGCCATTGCCAAAACCTATGCCGTTCCTGTGATGGCGCTGGCACAACTGAGTCGTGAAGTCGAAAAGCGCCCGGACAAGACGCCACAGCTTTCTGATTTGCGCGATAGTGGCCAGATTGAACAAGATGCTGATGCCGTCCTGTTTCTTGTGCGCCAGAACTATTATCATCAGTTTACCAAGCCAGAGCCGGACTCATTCGAGTGGGCAGAGTGGGAAGCGGACAACGAGGCGTCAAAGCATGACATAGACTTTATATGCGCCAAGCGCCGCAATGGTGAGACAGGCAAATCGCGTGGGCGCTTCTATGGTGCATTCCAAGCTGTGCGGGGTGCGTCGTGAGCCTGATAGCAACAGCCGTCAAACACATGATCGCCGCAGGGATGGACGCAGACGCCATTGTTGCTGCCGTGGCAGAGATGGAAGCGGAAATAACGCCAACAAAATCCAAAGGTGCTGAGCGCCAAGCTCGTTACCGCGAGCGTAACAAAACGTCACAAAGCGTTACTAGTGACGATAGTGACGCAAACCCTTCCCCCCTTTGCCCCCCCCTTGATAAAGAAACTCCCCCCACACCCCCCAAAGAAATTAATCCCCCCCCTATATCCCCCCAACCCTTCCCGCGATTGCCGATTGCGGATGCTGGCTTGTGGGCCGATTTCCTGAAAAACCGAAAAGCCAAGCGTCTGCCAAACACAGCGACGGCCCACGAACGCCTGAAACGAGACTTGGCAGCGATGGCAAGCCAAACCGGATGGACGGAGACTGCGATATTCCGAGCCTGCGTCGAACGGGGATGGGGAGCGATTTACGATCCGACAGAGGGCGCAAAGCCCACTGCCAAGCCTGAAGCGCACAAGGATTTCATGCGGAAACGCTACGCCGAGGCTGAGCCTCCACCTGAGGTTCACGCAATCGAATGAACCCACCCACCCACAAAGACCCCGCCTTATCCCGCCTCATAACAGACCTAACGGTGCGCAAAATGAACAAAGACCAGATACGCCAAAACTACAAGCAAGGCCGATATGCAGGGGCCAGTGACGCGCATGTGAAGGGATATGTGGAGATGCTTTGTGGTTGAACCTGTCATCATTGGAAACGCAACGGAAAAATGGACTGCAATCTATGCGTTTGAGGATCATGGCGGCGAGGTTCGCTATGTCGGAAAGACGACGCAGTATCTGATTGATCGAAGAAAAGCGCACTTGCGTCCAAAGCAGATTAGCGGGCGCTTGCCGGTGAATATTTGGCTGCGAAAGCGTAAAGATGCCGAGGGATTTGTAACAAGGCTGTTAGAGCATGTCCCCCCCTTTGGCGACTGGGCTGCCAGAGAAAAGCATTGGATTAAGTTTTTTCGGGAGCGCGGCGATAGGTTGTTGAACTTGACTGATGGCGGCGAGGGCTTGCCGGGTCACAAGTTTACAGATGAGCACAAGGCAAAAATAGCGGCGGCCTTGCGTAAAGGCAAAACCCATGCTTGCGCGGTTTGCGGCGTAGAATTTTACCGCAAGCCAAAAGACGCCAAGGCCAAAAATTTATTCTGTTCAAGGCAATGCGCCAACACCTTTAATAAGGGAGGGCATCGCTATGCGTGAAGAAATTATAGGCAATGCCCGTTTAATCTTAGGCGATTGCCGCGATGTATTGCCGACGCTTGGCAAGGTCGATGCTGTTGTGACCGACCCGCCTTATGGGATTGGTGCAGACACCCATGCTGGAAATGCAAAAAACGGTTGGACGCAATGGGGGGGCAGCGATTGGGACAAGGCGCGGCCTCACCCTGATTGCTTTACCTTGGCGCTGTCTGTTTCGAAGCAGCAAATAATTTGGGGTGGCAATTACTTCACCGACTTGCTGCCACCGACAATGCAATGGCTTGTTTGGGATAAAGGACAGCGCGACTTTTCTCTTGCTGATTGCGAGTTTGCTTGGAGCAGCCAAGAACGCGCCGCCCGCATATTCAATTATGCCCGCGCCAAGGCTCTTTTAGACGGCAAGGAGCATCCGACCCAAAAGCCAATCGCTTTGATGAAATGGTGCATTGAACTGCTGCCAAAGCCGCAAACCATCCTCGACCCTTTCATGGGCAGCGGCACAACCGGCGTTGCAGCCGTCCAGATGGGCCGCAAGTTCATCGGCATCGAACGCGAGCCAAAGTATTTCGATATCGCCTGCCGCCGCATTGAGGACGCTCAACGTCAAGGCGACATGTTCATCGGAAGCGCCGCATGATTTCCGGTTACGTCAAACAGCATTTGGGAGAATAGGAATGGCAGCAAAGAACAAGCGCAAGCATCAACCGGCAACTGTGCCGTCGCTGTTGAGCGAGGTGGAAAGGGCGCGCGCATGATTGAAACACGTTCCATCTGCCTAGGCTATCGAGGCCGCCAGGTGCTTGCCTTCATCCAGATCGAAGTCGAGCGCACTGGTAGGCCGCCGTCCTACGCGATGATTGCTGCTGAATTGGGGATCAGCACAATCTCGGACGTTTCGCATATCGTGCGCAGGCTGGAAAAGAGGGGCTTGCTGAAACGCTGCGATACTGGTTCAAGGTATCGGCGCGGGTGGCATGTGCCGGTGGTGGAGTTGGCGTGATGGATGAAAAAGACCTACCCTTTCCCGAATGCACGCGCGAGATAGGGCGCAACTTCATCGTGCAGCAATGCAAGGCGATGGGGCTAAATCCTGCCGCGCACGTCATGCGGTTTGATATTGAGTGCAGCCAGCGCAATGCCGAAGCCATATTCAAAAACTATCAGGCGCGTCACGTTCTGACCAAAGCCTAAACAACGCCAACTACACAGGGGCAAAAAATGCTGTAGTTGGTTTAGCCCATGATTGGGCAAACTGAAAAAGAAACCGAAAAAAACAAGATCGGGAAGGGAAAGCCCGGCCCCGGACGCCCAAAGGGTGTGCCGAATAAAACGACCACGCAGCTTAAGGAAGCGATCCTACTGGCCGCCGAACAGGCAGGCGGCGAAGATGGCATGGTAGGCTATCTCAAAGAGCAGGCAATCAAAAACCCTGCGTCGTTCATTCCGCTACTTGGCAAGGTGCTGCCGATGCAGATTACCGGCGAAGATGGCGGCTCCATCGTTCACGAAGTCCGCATTGTCGGTGTCCAGCCATGACAGTTGCGCAAGTCCAGATGCCCGCAAAGCTGGCCCCTGTGTTTCTCGGTGAGGCTGACGTGCGCGGCTCCTACGGTGGTCGCGGCTCTGGCAAAACCCGCTCCTTTGCCAAAATGACAGCGGTGCGCGCTTATGCCTGGTCGAAGGCTGGCAGGACGGGAACGATCCTGTGTGGCCGCCAATACATGAACTCGCTGGCCGATAGCTCGATGGAGGAAATTAAGAGCGCGATACTGGAAACGGATTGGCTTGCTCCACATTTTGACATTGGCGAGAAATATATCCGCACGGCTGACGGGCGCGTTGCCTATGCCTTTTCCGGCCTTGACCGCAATATCGACAGCATCAAGTCGAAGTCGCGCATCCTGCTTGGGTGGGTGGATGAAGCCGAGCCTGTCACCGAGGAAGCATGGCAAAAGCTGATCCCGACATTGCGCGAGGAAGATAGCGAACTGTGGGTGACGTGGAACCCTGAAAGCAAGCGTTCATCAACGCACAAGCGGTTCAGGGAAACGACCGATCCGCGTTACAAGATCGTCGAACTGAACTGGCGCGACAATCCTTGGTTCCCGGCAAAGCTGGAACGCGACCGTCAACGCGACCTTGCCGAGCGCCCGGATAGCTACGCGCATGTTTGGGAGGGTGATTTTGTCACCGTCTATGCCGGAGCCTATTACGCGCAACATCTATCGCAGGCGCGCACCGAGGGCCGCATAGGGCTGGTTGCTGCTGATCCGCTGATGCCAAAGCGGGCATTCTTCGACATTGGCTTTGCCGATCACACTGCAATTTGGGTGGCGCAATTCATTGGCACGGAACTGCGCTTCATCGACTATTACGAGGCTTCTGGCCAGCCTCTTGCCGTTCACTTGGATTGGCTGCGCTCCAATGGCCATGCTGCTGCTGAAATTGTCTTGCCGCATGATGGCAGTCACGCAAACGCTGTTACCGGCACGCGCTACGAAGATCATGTGCGCTCTGCTGGCTTCGAGGTCCGCGTCGTGCCTAATCAGGGGCGTGGCGCTGCCATGCGCCGTATTGAGGCCGCACGTCGCCTGCTTCCAGCCTGCCGCTTCAACGAACAGCGCTGTTCTGGCGGGCTGGAAGCCTTGGGTGCCTATCACGAACGCCAGGATGAGGCGCGCGGCATTGGCCTTGGCCCTAATCACGACTGGTCGTCACACGCTGCCGACGCATTCGGCATGGCCTGCCTGACGTTCGAGACGCTCCGCGATCAAGTGAGAGAGCAGCCTGTTCGCCGCGAAGTGTTCGCAGGCGGCGGCGGCTGGATGGGTGGCCTATGACCGAACTTCTCCAAAAGCGGCTGACCGACCTGAAAGCCATGCTCAAGGCCCGCGATGGCCGCCCTGAATATCGTGACAATGTGAAAGCTATCCGCGCCGAGATCGAGCGCATCGAAAGGGAATTGAACGATGGCGAGTGATTTTGCGCAGGAAGTCCGCGAACTGTTCCGACGCGGCGATGAAGCCGACAAGACGAACCGCGAGGAAGCAATCGAGGATTTGAAGTTTGCGGCGGGCGAGCAATGGGATGACCGCGTTCGCCAATACCGCGAGAATGGCGACCGTCCGTTTCCGCTGCCTTGCCTCACGATCAACACGCTCCCGCAATTCATCGGGCAGGTTGTAGGCGACCGGCGCGCCAATCAAACCAGCATCAAGGTTCTGCCCCGCGAGAATGGCGACAAGAAGGTTGCCGAGGTGCGCTCTGAACTGATCCGCTCCATCGAACTGCAATCCAAGGCGGAGCGCATTTACACGCAGTCATTCGAGCAAGCGGTGACATGCGGCATTGGCAATTTCCGCGTTGATCTGGACTACGCCTATGAGGATGCCTTCGAGCGCGACCTGTTCATTCGCGGCATTCCGAACCCTCTCTCGGTTGTTTGGGATCCAATCTCATCTGATCCGACCGGGCGCGATGCTGAATTTTGCTTTGTTGCCGACAAGATCACGCGCACCGAATACAAGCGGCGCTTCAAGGATGCTGCTGACCCTTCGCTGTTCGACACTGAACTGATGGAGCAAGGCTGGTGCGATAACGATACCGTCCGCATTGCCGAATACTGGAAGATTGAAGAACGCAAGCGCACGGTTGCCATGATGGTTGACGGCTCGGTGCAGGACGTCACCGGCAAGAAGCCCGAAGAACTGCGTGGAATGATTGTCGTTCGCCCTGATGGCCAGCCTCAAATGCGCGAGGCAATGTGCAAATATGCCGTTCGCACGCTCACCAATGGGCAGGAAGAACTTGACGACCCGTTTGAACTGAAAATCTCGCGCTTGCCCATTATCCGCGTCATGGGCCGCGAAGTCTGGATTGGTGAAAAGCGCGTGCGCTTTGGCCTCACTCGCTTTGCCCGCGATCCGCAACGGCTCAAGAATTACTGGCGCTCGGTGGTGGCTGAACTGCTCATGGGTGCGCCGCGTGCAAACTACATGGCTGCGGCTGCGGCTGTGAAGGGCAGGCAAAAGGATTGGGGGAACACGCTGGTCTATAACGATGGCTCTCCGCCGCCACAGGAAGTTACCGGCACGAACCTTGCCGCAATCATTAATGAAGCGGCCATGTGCGCGCAGGACATGAAGGACACGACCGGCCTGCACGATGCATCGCTTGGCGTGCGCTCCAACGAGCAATCGGGCGTTGCGATCCAGCGCCGCCAGCATGAAGGCGACATTGCGACCATTGGCTATCACGACAACATGAACGCGGCCATGCAGGAAGCGGGCGAAGTGCTGAACCAGCTAATCCCTGTCGTCTATGACACGCCGCGCACGATCCGCGTTATCGGTGCTGACGATAGCGTGCGGCTGCTGCGTGTGAACGATCCCGCATTCACTGAAACGCAACTGGTCAAAGAGAATATCGACATTGGCCTTGGCCGCTATGACGTCTCGATCTCGACCGGCCCGACCTACATGACCAAGCGCCAGGAGGCATCGGCGCAACTGATGGAACTGGCGCGCGGCAATCCCGGCTTGATGGAAGTTGCAGGCGATCTTGTGATGAAGGCGCTCGATATTCCTGACGCTGACAAGCTGGCCGAACGTCTTGCGCCTCAAGGCGTCGTCGAAGATGACGAAATGACGCCTGAACAGCAAATGGCCAAGCAGCAAGCCGACGCTATGCAGCAACAGGTGCAGCAGATGGAAATGGCGAACGCGACGGCTGAACTGGAAAAGAAACAGGCTGATGCGCGTAAAGCCAAGGCCGACGCTGACAAGGCCGAAGCCGAAGCCGATCTTGCCAAAGCCGAAGCAGCCAGCAAGCGCGTCGAATTGACGCTGCGCGGTGCAGAACTGGCAGGCATGGCCGCTGGTGAAGTTTCCCCCGACCAACAGCCGATGGAGGCCGTATGATTACCGATGACACCCAAGCCGTTGAAGCCACTGAAAACGATTTCGCTGCATTCGAGGCCGCTGCCAACGCGGCTGAATCGCAACCGGAGGAAGCGCAGCCCGAAGAAGAAGCCTCCCCCGTAGAGGAATCCAAGGGCGATGAAGAAGGCGACGACCATGGCGACGAAGAACAGGGCGACGACCAGCCAAAGAAGCGTCGGTCAAAGCCTGCGTCTGAACGCATTGCCGAAGTCACCGCCAAATGGCGCGAGGCCGAGCGCCGCATTCAGGAATTGGAAGCAAAAGCCACCGGCGTCGACGCAGCGCCCGAACCCGTCAAGCCTGATCCTGAAAGTTTTGAGTTTGGCGAGGCTGATCCTGACTATCTCGACGCGCTCACCGACTACAAACTGGAAGTCAAAGAACGCGAGAAAGCCAAGGAAACAGCCGTTGTCGAACAGCGACAGGCAGCGTTCCAGCGCGTGAATGAAGGCATCGTGCAGGCCGAACAATCAGCCAAGGCGAAATATGATGACTTCGACGCGCGCATTGCCGAAGCTGCGGAAGCGCGGGCTGGTGTGCCGTTGCCTCCCATGCTGACGATGGGCATTGGGCTTTCACCTGTAGGCGGTGACATAATCTACCGCTTGGCGACCGATGACGCTGCGGCTGACAAGATGGAGCAAGTCGCGCAAGTCGGCGGGCCTGCCTTCGCAATCGCGCTTGGCGAACTCGAAGGCGAGTATATGGACGATGAAAGCGACAGCGATCTTGATCTGTCCGATCAGATTGACATGGTGCGCAAGTTGGGCCGCATGAATGCCCGCCTACGCTCGCTGCGTTCGCCTTCTGCTGCAACGCCAAAGCCCGTTACCGTTACCAATGCACCTGAACCGCCCAAGCAACGGATGCGCGGCGGGAGTGGGCAGTTTGGCGTATCGCCCGACACGACCGACTTTGCAGCCTTTGAAAAGCTGGCGAGTGCGGGGCGGTGAAGTTAGCTAACGGTGTGGCAGTCATTCCATTTTGTAGGCGCATCCACAGTGTCAGCGGGTTAAAGCAACTTTTACGGTTAAAGAGACCTATCAGACGATTGAAGGCCAGCGCCAGAAAAAGCTAGCATCTGGGTAAAGATACCCTCGACTATCACATCAAGCGGATCGTCTTGAAGGCTGTAGCGGCAAAACTCATCAACACCCGCAGATACCATCGCGGGCGTTATCTCAATCTCTGCACAGGCCTGTCGCTCAACCATTGAATCAATCCGCATGTTACGTCAAGTATATAATTGCCACTGCGAAGGTGGTGTCTAGTCCATCAAGGCTATCGACGGCAACGCCCATGAACAAATGTTTTGTCATGCGCGCAACATATCAAAAAGAACGCCAACTACCAAGCCCGATATTCTCTGATATAGCCATATAACATTCGCGGCGGTTGCACCTGACGGGCAGGTGCGCCGCACATCGCGCATATTGGTCTGAGGTGGCGCTTCCCGCTTCCCGCACCCGGACAGAACCGCGTCACGACGCGCTTTCAAACCATCGGGAAACCGGCCTTTCATGGCCTAAATCGGGAAGAATTATCATGGCTAACCAATTCCTCAATGCTCAAGAGTATGCGAATACCATGCTCATGCTGGCCAAGAACCAGCTTGTCACCGGCAAACTTGTCACCGGTAAATTCAAGAACGAAGTCTCGGACGAAAACGGCCTGACCATTTCGGTCAAGCGCCCGCCCCGCTTCGCTCGTAACGACGCTTCCGCACTTTCTGCGGCTCTGGCAGCACAAGACATTGTGACCGGCTCGGTCAACGTCGCTGTTGACCAGTATGCCAAGGTTCACGTCTCGGTCGGTGACATTGAATATGTCCAGTCGTTCAACGAACTGATGCGCAACGAAACGATGAAGTCTGCGGCTTCTACGCTGGCTCACCAGATCGACAGCCACTTGCAGCGTCAGGTTGCCAAATTCTCGTCCTATGCGGGCGGCACTGGCACCTTCAACACAGATCCGGGCAACTACATCGGCTCGCCTGCTGAATTCAACAAGGTGCATACGCGCCTGATGGATTTGGGCGCACCGAATAGCGACCTTTGCTCGACCGTGCTGTTCAATGACGGCGAGGAAATTCGCGGTTCGCTGATTGGTGGCGACATTCAGGGCATCAACAAGTCGGCATTGGAACGCGCTCGCATTCCTCTGCTCTCGGAAATTGACGTCTATGCAACGCAGCAATGCCCGTCGATCACCAACGGCACGCGCGTTCCGCTTGCCACTTCGGCAATCGACAACGGCACGCTCTCGGTCAACTATCGTGACGTCAAGTCAACGATGGTGCAGACCATCCACATCGACGGACAGGCTTCGGGCGTGACGATCAACGTGGGTGAGAAATTCACCATTGCGGGCGTCTATGCCTATGACTGGCGCAATCAGGTGGCTCTGCCTTATCTGCAAGTGTTCACCGTGGTTGGCGGCGCTTCGACCGCTTCGGGTTCGGTTCCGAACGGTTCGGCGCTCAACACGCCGATCACGACCGACGCGGGCGGCGATTGCGACCTTATCATTTCGCCTCCGATCATCGTGCCGAACACCAATGACGGTATCTCGACTGCGGCTAACACCGCATTTGCGACCTGCTCGGCGGCTCCGGTCAATGATGCGGCTGTTACCCACCTTGGCGCGCTTTCGACGACCCGTCGCTTCCGCGCTGCGTGGCACAAGTCGGCAATCACCCTTGTCAGTGCCAAGTTGCAGACGCCCTTTACCGGCGAAAGCAGCTTTGCGACCGACCCTGAAACCGGCATTTCGATCCGCTACTGGCGCGGCTCGGACATTTCGACCGGCGCTCACGTTCACCGTTGGGACTGCCTCTATGGAGCGCAGAACCTTGACCCGCTCATGGGTTCGGAAATCAGCGGCGCATAATGAATTGGCCCTGCCTTCGGGCGGGGCCTTTTCCCTTTGAAGGGTTCACGACATGACCAATTCTCTCTGGCTCACCAATAAGGTTTGGAGCGACAATGACGGTGCATTTGACGTTCAGAACGCGCCCACTGCCTACACCGGCACGACCGTCACTCTGACCATTGACGATCTGCGCTCTGGCATCATCACCTCAACCAATGCTTCGGCTGTAGGCTTCACGCTTCCAACCGGCGCGCTGGTCGATGCTGACTTTAACACGCTGCCCGTTAGCGGCTCGTTCGATTGGAGCATCATCAATCTCGGCTCATCGTCTGGTGCGGTTACGATCAACGCTGGCACGGCGCACACCTATGTCGGCTCGGCAACGGTTGCGATTGCCACCTCGGCGCTGTTCCGCACGCGCAAGACGGCGACAAACACTTACGTCACCTATCGGATAGGCTGATGTTTCAATGGGCGGGCAATGTGTTCGCTCATGCGCAAGGGGTGCAATCTGTGTCGGGAAACCTATGGCTTGATATTTTCCAGACGGGGCCGACCGCAATGCGGCCTCGCGCTGGTGATATTGCGCAAGGTCCGGTTTTCTTTTGGGACACAGACACGAATGAACTCTGTGTTGCGCAAAATGGTCAATGGGTTCCCGCGTCAAGCGGCGGCACTGGCTCGGTTGGCCCTGCTGGCCCGCAAGGTGAACCTGGCCCAAAAGGTGACAAAGGCGACCCCGGCAATGATGGCGCAACTGGCGCTCCGGGATTGCCCGGCGCTGATGGTGCGCAAGGACTGCAAGGCCCAAAAGGCGATACTGGTGACACAGGGCCACAGGGGCCTCAAGGAATACAGGGCATTCAAGGTCTGACAGGCCCGCAAGGGCCTGCGGGCGCTGACGGTGCAGCGGGGCCACAGGGGTTGCAGGGCGAACAAGGCTTGCAAGGCCCTGCTGGAACTGGTGCTGATCCTTGGGCTTATGTGAAACTTGCCAGCAATAGCACGGTATCGACGACCGCTTTTGCCAATGTCACCGGCATGTCGTTCACCGCCGAAGCCAACACAACCTATTTGGTCGAAGTCATCGGCGCATATCAGACGGCGGCAACGACAACCGGCATTGGGCTTGCTCTCGATATTCCAAGCGGCTCTGTCATCGGGCAAGTCGTGGTCAATACTAGCGCAACCGCGCTTGGCGGCCTTGAACAAATTGCTGACGCAACCACTACCGGCGCGTCAACCGGCGTCCGCGCCTTGACTACCAATACGCCAATCACCGCCCGCTGGATCGTCGCGGTCGGCGTCACTGGCGGCACGGTGCAACTGATGCAGCGCAGCGAGATTGCGGCCTCCAATACGGTTCTACAAGCCAATCTGACGGTCATGGGACGGAGAATAATATGAGCGAGTTTCCCGCATGGCGATACGGCCCTGATGGCCAAGCGAAGGTCTGCAACAACGCCTCCGAAGTGCTTGCTGGTTGGGTTGACAAGCCCGCTGGCCCGACTGCTGGCGTGAAACCTGAAACGAAAGCGAAGCCCCGTGGCAACCGCAAGTGAAACCATAATCGGCGCTTACCGCGAACTGAACTTGCGCGCTGCTGGGCAGGCGCTGACGTCCGTGCAGGAAACCGAAGGGCTTGAACTGCTGAACGAGATTATCCCCGCGACCTTGGGGCAAGAGGCTGGGCAGGAGTATTGCGACCTCAACATTGGTGGCGAATATGACGATGACATTATTTGGGAATGGGTTCCTGAAAATGTGCGGCTTGTTATCAACTCCGGCGCGCAATCGACGCTGAAACTGCACCCCAAGCCCTATGACGGGCAACGGGTGGCCGTGTCTGATCCAAACAACAATCTGGCAGCGGCAAATCTGACACTGGACGGCAATGGGCGCTCAATCGAAGGCGCTGCAACGCTCGTCCTTTCAACTGACGGCCTCGATGCTGAATGGATGTATCGCGCAGACCTTGGCGATTGGGTGCGGATTACGAACCTGATTGCCAGCGATGATCTGCCATTCCCGCGCGACTTCGACGCTTATTTTCGTATCCTGCTCGCCATGCGCCTTGCTCCCCGTCATGGGCGCGATCTGGCGCAATCGAGCGCGGTCTATTTGCAATCAATGGATGGCAAGATACAGGCCCGCTATCGGCGTCCACGCGATCAACAGGATTGGGGAAGCCTCGGCCTGCTTGGCCAGCGCCAGACCTTCCTTGACGGGCAATTTGCGCGGTGGAGGGGCTTTTGACCGCCATTGATCTTGCTCGCTCCGACTATCAGCGCGCGGTTGCTGCAATCGCGCCGATCCCGCTGCGCAATCGCTATGCGGAAGCCAATCCGGTTTTGTCTGATACGCCTGTCAGCTTCATTGCGCGGCCTGCGCTCAAGAAGTTTGCAGACGTAGGCGACGGCCCTATTCGCGGGCTGTTCGATGAACCGGGCGTGTTCAACGGCGACTTGTTCGTTGTTTCCGACGATGATCTTTACCGCGTATCGGCTGACACTGGCGTTGCGGCTTATATCGGTGCAATCGGTGGCACGACCGGCGACGTT